AATCCTCTGCTGTTGAAGGCAGAGAAGAGTATGCAAGCATACCCCTACCATCTTTATTCTCAGTATGAATACTGCAATACAGCTAGAGTAACATGAATGATTACTCCTGCTCTGCAAACTGTTCAGAGAACAGATGCTCATACATCTCCTCACGAGAGAGAGATGACGGAAGTTCGAAAGTAAACTTTCGCAACAGGTGCTTCATACGCTTGGTAATCCGCTCCCGGGGCTGGAAGTCTTTAGACTCCCAATTTCTGACTAAGTCAGAAACCTTATACGCTAGAGACCTAGTCTCTTTGCGTTGGGCTTCAATCGTTGAAAACGATGGAAGTTTTGAATACGAGGACAATTCGGTCAGGAACTCTTCCTCCCAGAGGAAGAATTCAGTATCGGATATTGACTCAGTCAATACCTCGTAGGCCCTTAGGGCAAGCATTGCCATTAAATGGTTTTGCTCCAAGTCTACACCTCCGAAAAGGTGTAAAGCTTCCAGTGACTGCTTCCTTAAGTACTCAACAAATTGAGTTTCGGGGAAGTAGTAGTCGGAGACTAAGTCTTCGAGGGACCAGTTGACAAGTTCATTGAACGTGTCATTACCGGTAGCATTTATATAAATGCTCTTTACTTTATACTCTAAGAGTATAAGTGCCTTTTCAACTAAGAGTCTAACTCTTAGCTTCGGTGGCCACTGTGCGTTAGCAGCCTTTAAGTCTGCTAAACCAGCATATTCTGCTGGGATAGAGCACATAGTGCTTATCGAGGATCTGATAAAATCAGATCCAAACCGTTTATAGAGATCTACAACGGCCTGCTCATCAAACGACGAGCTCGTATCCTTCATGGGTCCGTACATAGTACGGGCGCGGATATAGAGAATTAATTCTCTAAGACACACATAATCATCAAATGATTTGACGATAAGTGTCGGAGATAACGCTGTTATCTCACATCCGTCCAGAGAGTTTCGTTTAACGAACTCGCTGACTCTATCGTTTTCAAAAACGATAAGGGACTTGGTAAGATTAATCTTAACACCAAGGGCATTCATGATATTAGAATACCAGAATGCTAGTCGGTGATCGACTATAAATATGTCGTCACCCACCATCCCATAAAACCCTTTAGGGTTTTTTAGTACAGCATCAAGGATGCCAGCACGGGAGGCGGCGATCCACACCACAAAGTGATGTGTAAGCGCTAGTCCGATGGACCAAGAGGACATAAGTCCCATTGGTTGTCCCACTCTGTAATAACCTTTATCAAAAGGTAATTCAGTGAGGACTCTCCTCCAAAGAGGAGCAATCGCTGCACCATTAGGTAGCAGCACGGATAGGACACACTCTGAGAGTGTGACCGGTAATGCGTCTGTTGCTTTTGATAAATCAAAACAAGCAACATATCCCTTGTCATGAGTAAACTCAGACAATGTTTGGAAACCCTTCTTATGATCGAAGGTATAATCCGAGCTAATGCTACGCAGGACATTAAATGCCCAGCTATGCAGTGGGGATAGCACATACTGACTAGTATAATCAGCAATGGCTATAACGCGGGTTTTAAAACCCGGGTTACCGAACGCTACGGTTCTCCGGAGCGTGGCGTCGAGACTACCACTAGGTGGTATATCGACATACTTGAACGTCATAGACGGCAAGCTGTAATTTCCAATGGAATTTCCAAGGGAAACCAGTAAGTCATAATATGACTCACCGCTGGTTAGACGAGTCATATGACTCTGTCTAAGTTCTGCCGTCGCCCCAACAATTGATGGAGCGAAGCCCTTCACCCGCTTAGGAGTGAAATTCCTTTTAAAGGAAGCTGTACCATGCTTCGAAAGAAGTATGGCCTTCTCTTGAGGCTTAAAAGGCTCAGAGAACGGGACTTTAGAAGCAAAGCTTCTAAAGGCACGAGATTGTACAACTTGTTGTACCTCGACCTTGAAGTCAAAGACTTCGTCCTCCATTCTTATCGAATAAGAATGGTCTTGTTGACGGAGCTCGGGAACAATAAATTCCCGTACAAACTCCCCAAGATCCTTCTCAATCTGAGATTGAGTTGGTGTGTACAGATCATAAAATCTGAACACGGTATGGAGACCCATCAATATTGATGCGTCACCGAGATGCCCTTGTGCAATGCGATATAATGGCATTGCATGTTTGTACTTCCGATCAGGCAGGATACCTGACCTGATGACTTTAAGGAACTCCGACTTGTAACTCTTATAACGAGTCACAGCGTGTCCTCCTTCAGCGCGGATACAAGTATCCATTCGCTGACAGTATTGGAGCAATACGCCCTTAAAAGGACGTAATCTCGGAAATGCTGACACCACGAATGATGCAACACGTCCCGCTGGAGTCTTCATAGAGGACTCACGCTTCGCTCTCTGTGAAAGAGAGACAGCGTCTTGATCTAAAGTGGTCAAGGCAGTTCCTCCTTTCGGAGTAGGCAACTGTAGATCGGGAAGAAGCCCCGAAAGGGG